CGCGCGGATACGGGCGGCGCCGGACTCGGACGGCAACGCATTGCCCAGGGCGACCGACTCGGCGGCCTGCTGCTGCAGGAAGTCCGGCAGCCCGGCTGCGCGTCGCCACTCCGGAGACCACGGCACTGCACGGCACCGGCAGGCCGGGTGCAACGGCGGCCCGTCGATCGCATCCGGGCCGCTGCCACGCTGCAGCGGGTCGAACGACCGGCCCCCGTCGAAGTCCTCGCCCGGCCCGGCGACCTGGCCCGAGTACGCGGCGCAGTTCACGCAGGCGTCCAGCTCGGCGATCCAGATGCGACCGAACCCGAGGTCGTCGGCGACAGCACGGGCCCCGGTGTTGACGGCCTGATGGACGAGCCAGGCGACGGCCGTGCGCACCCTCGCGATGGCGGCACGGGCCACGCCGAGCGCCGCGGCGACGAGCCCGAACGGCTGCCCCTCGACCAGCCCCGGGTCAAGCAGGGCAAGCGCCCGCCCGATCTGGGTCTCCACCGTCCGCTCCAGGCGGTCGAGGACCCGGCCGGTGTCGGGGTGGGCCCGTGCTCCCCGGCCGGCGGCGCGCGGGGGATGCCCGGCGGCGCGGGCGAACGCCTGGGCCTGCCTGACGCCGAGCTTGAGCGCCCCGGGCATGGCCTTGCGCAGGGCGCGGACCGCGCGACGGCCCAGCCCGGCGAGAGCCTGTTCGACCTTGGCCGTCACCGTTGCGAGGAACTCCGCCAGTTCCTTGCCCGCCCCGACGGCGGCAACCGATCCGAACGCGGCGACCCACAAGCCCGCTGCTGTGGCGAGCAGTTCCTCCATGTGGGAGTCGCTGTCGCCAACGGCCTGCCGGGTGACGGTGTCCTCGTAGGCGGCCGCTTCGTCGGTGTGCTGGGCCTGGGCCAGGTCGGCGAGTGTGGCGGCGGTCATGCGCCCTGCCCGTCAGGGGGGACGATGGCCGGCCGCGTGGTGAGGGCTTGGATGAGTGGGTCGATGAGCTGCTGCGCCTGACCCTGGTCGATGGCGTTCAACGTGACGGCGGAGCCGATCTTCTGCAGGGAGTCGGCGAACGAGGCGAGGTCGGCGAGGCGGTCGCGGAGCTGTGCGGCATCGTCCGTGGACTCCTCCAGCCACGCCTCCACCTGGTCGTCGGTGTAGCCGCCCTCCACCAGCACCTGCCGCAGCGGCACACCGAGCTTGGTCTTCTGCTCGGCGGCGAGCCACCCGAAACGGTCGTCGGTCGCGGAGGCCGCAGCCCACCGCACGTCAACGACCGGTTCTTCGAAGCCGAGGAGGCGCAGGGCGAACGTGAACACGTCCTGCCACGTCCCGCCGAAGGACAACTGACGGTTGCGGATCTTCTTGGTGAACGGCGCTTCCTTCGCTCGCAGGGACTCACCGGACGGGGCGTCACCCTGCGGGTCGAACAGGTGCAAAGGGGTGGTGGTGGACTGTGCCATCGCCCGTACGTTGAACATCACCGGGTCGAGGAACACGTTCGGCTGCGCCGCATCGAACTGGCCAACGGCCTTGAAGCCCCTGAGGAGCATCACCTCGCCCGGGCCGGCCTTCAACGCGGAGGTGTCACCGGAGTCGGTGGGCCCGGACTCGGGGTCTGGTGGGAAGAAGTCGTCGTCGAAGTCGCTCGGGTCGAGGTCCCCGGTGTCGGTGGTCGCGGCCTCGGTGAGCGCGTAGCGCTGAGGAAAGCCCTGGTAGTCGACGGTGGCCATGTGGGTCGCGATGAGCTTGTTGATGGCGTTCTGGGGGCCGTAGGCGCGCTTGTGTTCGGGTGCGCCGAAGGGCCGGTCGGTACGGAAATGGAAGACGGGGATCTCGCCGTAGTCGTGGTCGATGAGCCACGACTCCGGGTCCGGCTCGCCGTCGTCTTCCGGCGTCGCAAGCCACGGCATCCAGTCGCGTTCTGCGGTGCCTTGCGAGTCCGGCCGGGTGGTCCACCGTTCGATCCGGTCGGGGTAGTACAGCTCTGCCCTGTAGGTCTTGCCCTCGCACCACTTCTTGATGGCGTAGCGCTTCTCGCGCGGGTTCTCCTCGTCGTAGATGACCCGCACGGTCGTCGGCGAGTTGTAGAACATCTGCACATCTTGGACCGTGTCGTTCTCGTCGGCGGCCGGGAGGACGATGAGGTAGGCGTCGCCGAACTCGCAGGCCCGGCGGTGGACGTCGCCAGCCTCCAGGTCCATGCCGTTGCTGTCCCAGACGCCCTGCAGCGCCTCGGCCTGGGTGTCGTCCGGGCTGGTGACGGCGGCGATCTCCAACCGGTCGACGACCGCGTCGACAACGGTGCACGCGAAGTTGAGATCGAAGTCGATGCCGGTGCGCTCCATGGCCCGTTGGACTCGCACGGAGGAGAACACTTCCGGGGCGGTTCCCTCGTAGTAGGCGTCGGCCTTGTCGTAGGCGTGGCGGGAGTCCCTCAGGGACTTGATCCCGTCCCACAGGTCATCGCTCGCCGTCACATCGCCCTCCATCGTCTCGGATCGCGATCACCATAGGAGCCGGGCCAGTTCGGGCTGCGACACGTTTCAGGCGACGTAGGACTGGCTGCGAGCCGTCACCTGGCGCTGCTTCGGCGGATCCAAGAATCGGCTGACTGCCGAGCCAACAGCGTCAACGAGGTCGTCGAACGGAGCTTTCGGGAAGGCAACCATCTGCTCCTCCAGGTCCCGCAGCGCGCGGGCATGCAGGACCCGGCCCCGCTGGTAGTGGTTGAGGACCTTGGCGGCGCGGACCTCCTTCGGTTCCCGCTGGTGCACGGTGCGGAGCTTGACGGGCATGTGGTGGAGGATCGCCTGCCACGCGTCGCCGCCCTGGTTCGTCTCGATGACGATCAGCCCGATCTCCGGGTACTCGTCGAGGATCGCGAGGACCCGCTCCCTCAGCTTGGCGCCGGGCGGGATGCGGACAGGGATCGCGGCGTGCACAGTGCACGACCTTGTCTGCGCGCACCACGACACCACCGCGAGGCCCGTGAAGTCCGAGGTGGCTTTCGCGGTCACGGCCGGGTCGATGCTGAGCATCATGTGCGTGACGGGCTCGGTGCCGTACCGGAAGTCCTCGGCCGACCAGTAGTCCCCGTCTGCGCCCATCGGGTCGTTCGCCATGTTCTTTGCGTACGACCGGGTGTGCTCGATGCTCTTCAGGTATGCGAGCGGCCACTTGGCCGGCCACATGGAACGCTCCGTGCCGTCGTCCGCGCGGACGATCGGCATCGAATGGTGGGCCTGGAAGTTCTCGTCCCGGATCCACTCGGCGGTCTCCGTGCCCCGGGCGTGCTTGACGAGCTGGTGAACGATCGACCCGGGCATGGTGACGGTGCCGACCAGCACGACCCGCGCATAGATGTTGAGCGGCAGAATCGCGTCCTTGAGGGTGGTGAGGCGCTTCCCTGCCTGGTCAGCCGAGTAGGACGACTCGTCGGGCTCCACATCGTCCAGCAGCAGCAGATCGGGGCGGCGGGAGCCGACCTTCATACCGAGGCTGCTGGAGTCCATGCCGCGCGCGGCAAATGCGAACCCCGACTGGGCGACGTACATGCGCTGCGTGTCCGCAACCGATGCGCCGGAGGGGCGCTTGGCGGGATTGCACAGCTCAGGGAAGTCCTGCTGTAGCCACTCGTTGGTATTCAGCTCGGACTTGAACGTCGACAGGTGACCTTCGGCCTGCGCGGCGGAGGAGGAGAACGCGGCGACGAACTTGATGAAGCCGTGCGCGGCGGCCCACATCGGCAGCAGCAGGAACCACCACGTGGACTTGCCGGTGGAGCGGGGTGCGATGTAGGCGTCGCGCTGCTCGGCCGGGGCTTGGGCGGGGCGGATCCAGCGGCGTCCGGCGCGGCACCAGTCGAGGTGTGCGTCGCCGAAGCTGACGTTGCCTTCGGCGTCCCGGAGGTGGGCGCGGAGGTACACCAAGGCGAACAGGATTGGATCAAGACGTGTGAGCGTTCGGCGCCCCTCCGGACTGTCGAGCATCCGCACGTCAGGCACGGCCCGGGCCAGGTACGCGTCCAGGTCGAAGCTTTCCGCGTCGAGCCCGGCGAGGTAGGAGTCGAGCGGCTCGGTGATGGCATCGATCACGGGCTACTCCCCGGCCGCGCCGTAGTCCGGCTCCCGCTGCTCCCCGCCGTCCAGCGAGTGGTGCACGACAACTCGCCCGGACGGGTCAACAGCAGACGGCACAGATCTGGGCGTTGGCCCGCACGGGCAGCTGCCGTCGAAGTCGTGGACGATCACATCGTCGAGCGGAACGACGTGAGCCGTGCCCGCATCGACCTGCTGCACAAGCCACTGGCCAGGCGGGATGTCGTCGGTCACGACCAGGTCGGACTCGTGCTCGTAGCGTTCGCTGCTGGCCGGCGCGGGCTTCGGCGCGATGACCGGTTCGGTGTCGTCGCCCATGTCCAGGTCGAACTCGTCCACGGTGATGATGGCCCGGAGCAGCCTCATGCCGACCGGCGGCCGGACGTCCCCAGCGGCGTCGCCGACGATCGGCCGGCCCGTGGGCTGGTAGTCCTGCAGGGTCATCCGGTCGATGAGGTGCTCGCCGAGCGCAGCCAGGTATCCGGGGTCGGATGCGAGCCAGGACGGTACGAGGGAGTCGAAGTAGTAGCTGCTGCTCACTGCTCGCCTCGCAGGCGCTGCTCCTCGTAGGCGACCCGGGCCTTCGCCTCGTTGATCATCTCATGGAGTTCGAGATCCACAACCGTCTGCTCCGTCACCACGGCCTGGATGAGCGTCGGCGCCTTGATCCCGAGCAGGTCGATGATCTGCTTGCCGACCTGGACCGCCACCTCGATCGCCCGAGGCTCACCCTTGTCCACCCGCGGTGCCAGGCTCTTCAGGTAGTGCTCCAGGCGGTCGATCTGCTGCTGCACCCACAGGTCGGCCATCTCCTGCTCGGCGTCCCGCGCGGCCCTGCGCGCCCGCGTGAAGTCCTTCCGGGCGGCGGAGACGGAGCCGTTGTAGCCGAAGGACGGGTCATCCGCGATGTCCTCGAACGAGATTCCGTCGATGCGGGCCTTGACGAGCCTGGTTCGGCGCTGCGCCACGAGCACCTGCGCGTACCTGTCATTGGGGGCCACGATTCCTCCTCGGGTCGACCTGGATGATCGCCCGAGGAGGGCCGTGGGCTGCGAACGGGTTAGGACAGGGCGCACCACCAGGCGTTGGACGCTCCTGCGAGGGTGCCGATGCTGGACGGCATTGAGGTGGTCTGGCCGGTCGCCGCGGTGCCATAGCGGCTGGTGGATGCCGAGAGGCCCGCGTTGACGGCGCTCTGGCTGACCCCTCGCAGGAAGGACGGCAGCGTGCTGCCGTTGGCGAAGAAGCCGATCAGATAGTCCCCGGCCGCGAGAGCCTGCGCGCCCCCGGCGAGGGCCATCGTCTTCGTGCCGGTGCTCGCCCAGGCCGTCGCCTGATCAGCGGTCGATGCGATCAGGCTGCCCGCTGCGGTGTACAGCCCGGCGAAGCACTGGCCGCTCGTCAGGCCGGATCCGGCGGTGGAGACGAACATCAGGATGTTGGTGATGGAAGCGGCGACGGGGAGGTGGATGCGGGCGAAGTGCACCGTGCCCGCGGCTGGGAGGAGTTGCCCGGCTGCGCAGGTGGCGGGGTCTTGGGTCCAGGTGGTCAGGCCGTGGTCTTCCGGTGACCAGTAGACGCGGGGGTGGACGTGGCCGACCGCTGTGGCGCTGGGGCCTGCCCCGGCGGCGCCGATCGCGCCGGCCTTGGTGGGGATGGTGGTGGTGTCTACGGTGGCGCCGCTGCTGGCGGAGGTGAGGGCGTAGCGCATCAGCTCGCCCATCGTGAGGACTGGGATCCCCTTGGAGTTGATCGCGGCGATGATCGAGGTGAAGTCGGAGGTGAGGCACTGGGAGGTGTCGGCCGGGCTGGCGGCGACGAGCTGGTGGAAGTTGAGGACCAACACGCCACCGTTGGCCTTGATCTTGTCGAGGTCTCCGCCCGCGCCGGTGATGTTGGCGGGCGCGTAGCCGCCGGAGAAGGAGGAGATGGCGGAGATGCGCCGGACCCGGAACGGGTCCGACGGCGGGAAGACCTCGCGGGTCTTGTTGACCGTGGTCGCCGACGTCGCGAAGTACTTCTGCAGGATGCTGGTGATCGACGTGCCGTCAGTCGTCTTGCCGGTCGCCCCCTTCGGCAACGCGAACAGGTCAGCGCCGTGGAAGCCGTTGCTGACGGCGTACGCCTTCATCGCGCGGGCGTCCGCATCCACCTGCGCGGCCGTCACCCCGGCGTAGGTGAGCCCGTGGATCGTGTCCGAGCTGGCATGGCAGGCCAGCTCCCAACCGGACGCGGCTTGGAGGTCCTGCATCTCCTGGAGCGTCAAGCGGCCCGACAGGCCCACCCGGTCCTGGATGACGTAGGCCGTTACCGGGTAGCCGTACGTGTCGAGGATGGTCTTGCCCTGGTCGATGAACGACTGGTACACGTCATCGGCGGTCAGGATCACGACGCCGGACGGGAACACCGCCGCCCCGTCAGCGATCAGTTCGGCGGCCTGCAGGCGCACCGTGACCGCCGCCCCCGTGTCCCGGATCCGGACGCGCAGCGCGGTGAGACCGGAGCGGGCGCCGGCCCCGACCGCGGTGGCGTCCGCGAACCCGAGGCTCATCAGCACCCAGTCGCCGGACGTCAGGTAGGTGCTGGTGCCGGTGGTGCTCTGCGGGTTCCATGTCCAGCCGGACGCGAACGTGCCGTCGACGGCGAGCGTGACGTCGAGGTTCTGCAGGGTCGTGATGTCTTCGACGCGCACGGCGATTCGCAGCGCCTTGCCGGTCGTGTCCGCCGAGGTGATCGCCCCGGTGACGGCGTAGGTGGCATTGTCGCCCGGGCTGACGTACTTGGCGCACTGGGAGCCGCGGGCGAACACGACTGTGTCGGCCGTGAGGGTGCCACCGTTGGCGACGAAGCTGTTGCCGGACTGCCACTCGGTGAGGATTGCCGAGGCCTGCGGGAAGCGGGGGAGACGGAACGTGGGCGGGTAGATGGCGGTGCTGCTACCGGAAGCACTGTTGCTGGTGTTGGTCAGCAGGATGCTGGCCGGGTAGTTGGTGGAGGCGTAGACGGTGCCGGTCCCGGTGCCCTTCGTGACCAGGGCCAGGGTGACGAGGCCGCCGGAGATGTGGCCGGCCGCGACGGTGAACTCCCACTCGCCGCCGACTCCTGGGAATGAGGATGCCTGCGGATAGTAGGAGGGCAGGCCTTCGGTGGCAGGGGTGGTCGTGCCGGACGAGGCGTACAGGTTGGGTACGCCCGATGAGTCGAGCAACGCGAGGTCGAGGAACTGTCCGGAGGAGGAGCGCATGAAGCTCGCGGAGATGCTGACCTTGTCGCCCGCGGCGGCGGCGATCTGTGCCTGCAGCGGTACGGTGCCGCCACTCTTGACGATCTGCCAGGCACCGGAGGTGTTGGGCAGGGTCACGTCGCCGGGCGTGAGGTACTGCTCGACGGTCGTGACCGTGGTGCCGCTACTTCCTCCGCTGCCTGCAGTCGCTGTGGCCCAGGCGACACCCGCGCTCTTGGTCGAGTCCGCGGTGAAGACCTGCCCGTCCGTGCCGACGCCGACCCGGGCGAGAGTGCCGGAGCCGGTGGCGACGAACACGTCGCCCTTCGTTGTCGCGAGGCTCTTGGCCACGTACAGGGCGGCGGCTGAGGTGACGGCTGCTCCGGATGCCGCGATGGCCCGGTTGTCGGCGTAGGCGCGGTCTCCGTGCGGGTCGGTCGCTGCGACGTGCGCGGTGATGGCAGCGGCCGGCGCCCCGCTGGCAGCGTAGGTGGCATTCGCGCGTGCGATTTCGGCGCTGATCTGGGTGTCGGTGTAGGCCCGATCGGCGTGCGGGTCGGTGGCAGCAACGTGGGCAGCCACTGCTGCTGCGGGGGCACCGGACGCGGCGTAGGTGGCATTGGCCCGGGCGACCTCTGCTGCCACCTTCGTGTCGGTGTAGGCCTCCGCGGTGGTGAGCGCAGCGGTTGCGGCGCCGGCCGCGTCGAAGGTGGCGATCGTCGCCGACGACAAGGTCGGGTTGGGGTAGGCGCCGGTAAGTGCGCCGCCGGCCGGGCCCGATGGTGCGCCGCCTCCGCTGCCGCCGATGGGCTGCCCGGTGCCCCAGGAGTTGGTGGTCTTCGGGCCGTAGATGACGAGTGCGGTCGGGATGCTGTTGTCGATGTACCAGTCGCCGACGATGCCGATGCCGAGGTCGGGGGCGCCGCTTCCGGAGCGGACGGAGTTGCCTTGCGGCCCGGTGACGACGAGGTAGGCGCCGGATGCGGGCACGGTTGGGGTGACGGCGGGGAGGCTGACGTTGGGTGCTGCTGCTGGCAGGGCGAGCGGGTACAGCCGCACGATCTGGTGGGCTTTCATCTCGGCGACGAGATAGGTCCAGCCGGTTGGGGTGCATCCGGCGGCGTCGGTGGCGACGAGCGTCGCGGCCATGCCGCCGGTGGCGTCGACGGTGGCGTTGCTGGTGCCGTGCAGGATGACGCCGTACGTGGGGGAGGTGACGGTGGGTGCGGTGAAGCGGACTTCGTCGATGTCGAGGGTGCCGTCGGGGGCGAGGTATCGGCCGGTGACGGTGACGGTTTCGAGTCCGGGGGGGAAGGTCACCGGTTGGTCCTCCATCGGGCGGGCAGGGGTGTGGTCTGCCTGGTGGAGGGGGCCGGGCGTTGCCTATCGGAGCATGGGCGGCGGCGGGGCGTGTGAATGCGAAAGGCCCCGCCGTGGTGGCGGGGCCGTTGGTGGATCGTAGAGGGGAGCCCATTCCCTCAAGCATCGCAGGCCAGGTTCGTCGGGCGTCGAGTACGCGTCCTCTTCGCCGTTCAAGTCCTGCCGTTCGGGCAACGTCTGGTGATCGAGCCAGCCGTCCCACGCCAGACGCGCGGTTTCTCTCAGTGTGCCACGGTGCGTCAGCTGGTCAGTGCCCACTCGGGCTTGTAGTCGGGGTGATAGGCGTACGCCAGGGCGAACTTGCGGAGCGCGTCTTCCATGACGGCGGCGAAACCGCTCAAGAAGGTCGCGTGGTAGTCATGGGCGCGTTCAGCGAGGCGTATGACGTCCCGCTTGGCGTCGACCTCGGCCAGCACACGCGCCGGATCATGGCGGGCGATGTGGCTGGCATCGGCCATGCTTTGCCGGTCGTCGGTCTCACCAGTGCCTGCAACGCACGTCGCTGCAGCGCCATCAGGGCCGCTGAAGACGGCTTCCTCGAACCAGGAGGTGCCGGGCTTACGCCAGTGCTTGTTCGGATTGTGCCGCCACGGACCGCTCGTTGCTGCCCTTGCCGCCTGCTCGTCCTCGTCGAGGCGTGCCCGGAGAAAATCCACCAGGTCGTCGGTCATCGTGGGCTCACAACATCACACCTGTCGGGTCCACCGAGGGCACCACCATGCCCGTACATGCAGTTGATGTTCTGGCAAGCGTGGTCGTCGGATGCTGGGGCGAAGATCAGTGGGTTGCCGTGGACGGGGCAGACACAAAGGTCACTGCACTGGTGCTGGCTGCTCATGTCTCATCCTCTCGCAGTCGGGCCCGCCAGGTCGTTGCCTGACAGGTCCCAGTTCAGCAGTACGACTCGCCGCCGCACCCGTTCCACTGTGCGCGGACGTATTCCAGCGGCCCGTCGTCGTCGCTCCAGGTCGCAGATCCGGGCCCTGGGAGGCCGGGTGCCCAGGTGCCGTGCCTGCGGTCGTAGTCGAGGAGTTCGAGCGCCTGGTTGAGGTAGTCGTCGGGCGGCAGCGCCGGGTCGGCGAGGTGCTGCAGGTCTGCGGCCACGGCCCGCTGCAGCAGGTGGTCCCGCTCGGCCTTGGCAGTGCTGGTGAGGTGCGAATCAAGCTCCACCGTCAGCCACCTCCTCCTCGTCGCGGGCCGGGAGCGAGTACCTGACCGCTGCGCCCTCCTTCTCCCCGATGATGCCGTGCTCCAGCCACACGTCGACGGCCCGGCGGACCGTGTCCCGGCTGTCGAACGGGCCGTCCCGGTGCAACATGTCCTTCGTCACCGAGCCGTGCTCCTCGCACAGCTGGCAGAACACCCGGTACAGGGACGGCTGGCCATCCGCGCCGACCGGCTGGCCGTCCGGGTAGCAGAGCTGCGGGCGCGGAGGCGGAACGAGCCGAATCTGCGGCCGCACATCCGCAGCCGCTGGACGACCGCGCCCCATGACGACATCCCTGACGTCTGCCGTGATGTCCGCGCCGCTCACGAACTCCGCGCGGCACTTCGGCGGGCTCGTCAAAGGCATCTCCGGGCAGCCGAGATAGAACTCGCCCCGGCGCGTCAGCTCATGCGGGGTGAACCCCGCAGTCTTCCAACCGGTCCCGAAGATGAACTGGGTGTGCCCAGCCTCGCCAACCCGAGTAGAGATCCGGTTGCCGTAGTTCCCGCGGGCGTCCGTGTCACCACCGAACACCTTGGCGGAGGGCTGCTGCGTCGCAGAAAGGAACTGGATCCCGTAACCACGGGCGAGGGCCAGCAGCGACTGGTACGTCGTCGTGATCGCCTGCTCGGCGGGGCCGGCGTCGGGGTCGCCCTTGGCGAGTGCGGCCTCCTCCTTGCGGAGTTCTTCGTCCTGCCGGATCAGCTCCGCGAGCTCATCGGTGACGATGAACCAGACCGGCCCGTGCACGCCGGGCACCCACTTCTGGATCGAATCGTGCCCCGCGGCGATCGACTCCTTCGACAGCGCCTCCAGGACGGCGCCGCGACGGTCGAGTTCGGCGCGGATCTTGTGCAGAAGGTCGCGCGCCTCCTCCGGGCCGCGGGCGAGGCCCTTCATCAGGGGCTCCCACGGTCCGAGCTCCAGGGCGCCCGGCTTCATGTCGATCCCGAAGATCTCGACGTGCTTCTTGCGTAGCAGCTTCTTGACGATGAGGTTGACGATCCCGGACTTGCCCCAGTCGCTGGCGCCGGCCACGAGGGTGTGCCGGTACAGCATGGTCAGGAGGACCGGCTCGCCGTTCTCGTCCCAGCCGATGCGGATCGGGTCGTTGATGTCGTCAGTCTCGCCGTCGAGGCTGAACGGGATGACGTCGTCGCAGAAGGGGTTCCTGGCGGGGGTGGGCTCGGGCGCGATGAGGGCGTCGGCCGCCGGCGCCAGTTCATCGGCCTGGGCCGGGGCGGCGGTGGGCACGATGGCGCCCTTCACGGCCTTCGTCCCGTTGGTGGCGGCCAGTTCGCGCTCGTGCTTGCGATGCTCCTTCAGCCACGGCACCCAGCCGGCGTAGCCGACACCGGTCGCCACGACTGTCGCCATGAGCGAGGCGCCCCCGATACCACCTCCGACCGCTACTGCCGCGTCAGCAAGGGCGATGCCAACACCAGCGCTGATGGTGTGGAGGCTCTCCTTCTCGACCTTCAGCCCGATCCAGGACACGCCTGCGGCAACGGCGGTTGCGGCGGCGTATCCGGTGGCGGCACCAGCCCCGGCTCCGGCGAGGTGCTGCGCCCAGCCGATGGTGCTGACGGTGCCGGTAGCGGCGGCGGGGACGAGCTCCAGGCGGTAGCGGAGGACGAGGCTGTAGACGCGGCGGGCCACGAGGGCGCATCCGGCCCGGAGGCGGCGCTGAGCTGGGGTTTTCTTCTCTGTGA